TGTTGCTGACGGTGTTGCCGTAGCGCACGAGCATCTCGATGAGCTGCAGGAACTGGGGGTTCGCCTGCCCGAAGTCGAGCGGGATGATGTCCTTGCTCAGGTCGATGGCGCCCTGCACCGTGTGGATCTTGCCCGGCGAGAGCTGGATCTTGTCGCCCGCCTGGAACTTCAGACCGCCCTTGGCGAGGAAGTTCTTCATGTTGCCGAGCGTCGCCTGGTCGATGAAGGCGCTGAGCGAGATGTTCGCCGCCTTGTTCTGCGCGGCGTGAATCATGCCGGTGCCGAGTCCCAGCACCCCCTGCAGGGGCTCGATGTTCACCCCGTGCGCGAACATCCGGATGGGCACGCTCTCGGGCTCGCGCGGCAGCGCCTGGGGGTTGCCCTGCATCCAGTCCGGCATGACGGGCTCGGGCGGCGGGGGCATCTCGGCGAGCGAGCGCGCCATGATGATCGCCTGCGCGGGGCCGTCGCTGTCGGGCGGCAGCGAATGGGCGAGCTCGAGCCCCGCCTGCTGCGCCGCCTGCAGCTCCTGCTGGAACGCTTGGATCTCCTGCAGCCCCTGCTGGTAGCGCTGCAGCTCCTGCATCTGGAACTCGTAGCGGCGCTTCTCGTAGGGGTCGACGCGCTCGTGGATCGACAGCGCCAGCACCGTCTGCGTCTGCCAGTCGATGATGACCTTGCAGTAGCGGTCCTTGTCCTCGTTCGGCTCGCCATCGGGCCCCTTGGCGGTCGACGGCGGCAGGTTCACCCAGCCCTCGAACTGGATGATGCGGTACTGCCCCTTCTGGTAGGCAGACGAGTCGACGCCGATGCTCTTGTCGACCATCTCGCGCAGCTCTTGGGTGATGGTCGCGTCGTCCCAGTCGGGAGGCAGGTGCTTGAGCGTGGTGTCGAGATCTTCCCACGTGCCGCCCATCTTCCTGAGCTCGTGGCCGTCCATGTAGATGACTTTCGCCACCCAGGAGACGTCGGAGAAGTCAGGCATCGTCGAGACGTGCGCGTTCGCACAGACGAACTCGTTGCCCGACAGAATCTCGTGCCTGTTGCACCGGTGCTGCGGGTCCCAGTAGCTGTGACAGACGACGTCGCCGAACAGGTCGAACATGAGCAGGCCGCGGTGACCGATCTGGCGCTTGAAGTCCTTGATGCGCTTTCGGATCTGCCAGTTGCCGTGGAGCGAGAGCAGCTTCGCGGTCTTCTCGTCGTCGGGCCCGATGGGCGTCACGCCGAAGACGTTCGTCCAGTTGCCAAAGAGCTCGTAGGCCTGGCGCGTTGTCATGCGCACCGTGTTCTCCATCAGGATCGGCACGTGCGCGTTGGCCATGTCCTTGAACGCGCCGTCCTTCGGATCGAGGATGCCCGAGAAGAGCTTCCAGACGTCGGCGTTGTTCTTGCGGAACTTCTCGGTCGCCTCCCAGGCGCGCTGGAAGTCGTCGAGGCACTTGAGCCCCAGCCGCTTGAGCGCCGCGCGCCCCTCGGGGTGCTCCTTGAACTCGGTGACGAGGTTCATCGCCTCGGGGTCGTAAGAGAAGCCCCCCTCCGCCTGCGTCTCCTGCCCGAGCTCCTGCAGGTTCACCTCTTCGGCGGGGCCCGCCGCGTCGAGGCCTTCGCGGGTCTCGGCATCACGCGGCATCGTCGGGCTCCAGGTGGGCGGCGAGGTCGCGCTCGTATTCCTGCCACTCGGGGAAGCGCCCGAGTGTGCCCGCGTCGAGGAATTGCTGCATCGTGATGATGCGCGCTCGGTCGTAGGCCTGCGTCACCGAGAGGCCGCGCTCCGGCGACAGCGGCGGCGTCTCCCCCGTCTCGGGGTCGACGAGGCGCTCCTTCGGATCAGGCATCGGCGTCCTCCGTCACGGCCGCGTTGGTCGCGTGGACGCGCGCGAGCCCGAGCGTGTTGCCGAAGGACTTCAGCTCTAGCGCCAGGAGCTGATGCGCCTCGCGCACCCGGTCGAGGTCTTGGCGCAGCTCCTCGAGCAAGGCGACGAGCTGCGCCGCCGTGAACTCTTTCTCTGTGACAGAATCTGTCATATCAGCTCCCATAACCGAAGCCGCTCGCCATGGGAGCGCGCTCGTTGTCGTTTTCGACGTCGGGCCTATCGAACTCGTGCAGTTCCATCACGATGCTCCCTCGCCCGCGGCTCGCGCGCGCAGCTCCGTAGGCCACGACGTCGAACCAGTGCTTGAGCGGGCTCTTCTTGTCGGGGATGAGCGAGTCGGTCTCGTCCACCTTGATGCTCGAAAACATCTCGCAGGTCTTCTTGCAGCCCTCGAAGATCATGAGCGCCGGCGGCCGCTTGTCGTCGTAGTCGCGCAGCCGCTCGCTCACGCGCTCGGCGTTGCGCTGGATGGATGCCTTGTCGGCGGGCTCCCAGTAGATGCCGTGGTCGGCGAAGACCTGAGCCTTGCTCTTGCCGCTGTCACCGCGCTCTTCCCAGAGCTGCGTGTCGGCGACCGAACTCATCAGCCGGCTGCGGTGCTCGCGCTTGTCCCAGAACCCGAACTGCTGCTCGATCTCGGCGACGCGGAGCGCGCACTCCTTGTCCTTCATCAGCCGGAAGTTGAACTCATAGAACACGTACATATTCTCGTCGGGGTCGAGCGCGACCCAGATGCACGTGCCGTGCGTCTTGAAGCCCCAGTCCATGATGCGGAACTTGGGCCAGTCGCGCGGGATCTTGAACGGCTTGATGACGTGCACGCCCGGGTTGTAGTCGTCCTCGAAGTAGCCGCCCTCGACGCTGTCCCAGTCGCCGTAGAGGTAGCGCGCGCGCATGTGCGCCGGCTTGCTCAGCAGCTTGAACTTGTAGTCTCGAACGAAGCCCTTGTCGGGGTTGTCGTCGAGCGTCGCGGGGAGGAAGAGCATCGTCTTCCACTCGAACTCTCCCGTGAGCGGGTCGAGCACCTTCTTCTTCAGGACGACGTTGCCCTTCTTCTCGGGCGTGACGAAGGTGTCCTTGAGCCAGCCCGGCGCGGGGTTGCTCATCAGGCGCGTGCGCTTGAAGTGCTTGAGCACGGGGTCGGCGGTGCGCACGCGGCCGTCGAGCTCTTCGAACTGCTTCTCCTCGAACTGGTAGGCCTCGTCGAGGTCGAGCGCGGTGTACTGCTTGGAGAGGTAGTCTTCGTGACTGTTGCTCTCGCGGCAGTGGCCGAACGTGTACTTGTAGCCCGAGGCGAACTCCCAGCGGTGCAGCTCCTTCGAGTAGCGCGCGTGCGGGTCGAACTTCGGGAACATGCGCATCGAGCGGTCGATGGTCTCCTGCAGCTGCGGCATCGTGCGCCGCATGTGCAGGCAGTGGCCCTCGCTCTCGCCCTGGCGGATCGGATGCTTGCGGCAGAGATCGGCGAGCCAATCGGGGAACTGCTCGAGCAGCTGCCCCGTCATGCGCGCGTGCTCGATGACGGCCTGCGTGACGATGCTGTCCCAGAGCAGGGTCAGGCTCTTGCCGGGTCCCGCGGCTCCTCCGCCCAGCACGACATCGCAGGTCGTCTCGTGGTACTTCGCGCTCCACGGGCTCGGCTGGTAGAGGGAGCGATCGAGCACCTATGCCCTCGTCTGCAGGTGGCGAAGGATGAGGTTGAAGAGCAAGAGGTCGTGGATCTTCTCGCGCGGAGTATCGTCCCACCACTTGATCGGCTGGCTCTTGTCGAGCGCCTCGAGCATGCGATCGGCGGCGTGCGCGACGCGCAAGATCTCCTCGGTGCGGAGGACACGAGGGGGGTTCGTCACGACCTCCCACACCTCGCGCTTGCCGGCGATGCGCTTCTCGCCGCGGTCGAAGTAGACGATGCGCAGTTCTTCGTACTGCTCGAAGCCGGGCATCGCCGTGAGCTCGACGACGCCCCGCATCCCGTCGTCGGTGCGCACCATGCGCTGTCCGACGACGAGGCTCACGAGAGCGTCTCCACTTGGCAGCCGTCGCCGACGTTGTTGACGAGGGTGGCGACGAAGCCGATGGCGTCGACAGCCAGGGCGGGGTCGATCGGGCACGTCCCTGCCGCGGAACGCCCTTGCATGTACCCGAGCGCGAAGGGGTATCCGGACCCGATTGCCCAATAGTCCGCGTCGAGCCACACGACCCCGCCCTTGCTCGTGATCTCGCAGATGCCGGTGGTGGTGACGGCGAGCGCGTGCCCGCCGATTTCGGCGCCCTTGTCGCGGAACACCTGCGCGACGGCCCGGAGTTCATCAGCCGGCGACGGCGCAAGGGCCTCCTGCACGAGGTCGGCGAAGACCCCGTTGCCGGCGCACGCGACGAGAAGCGCCCGACCCCGCTTGATCTTGTTCAAGCGGTAGGGGCCGATGAGGCAGTCCTCGAAGACGGTGCGCCGATCGGCAGCCATCCACCCATCGCGGTGAGCGATGATGAGTGTCACGAGGGCTTCACCACGAGCGGGCGGGTCGTGATGTCGAAGGCGTACGCGCCGCACTCGTGGCACTCGATGCCGACGACGGGGTCGGTCGAGAGCAGCATGCGCGTCGCTTCCGCGTGACAGGCGCGGCAATGGCCCGCGCTCGCCCGCCAGATGCGCCGGCGGGAGTCGAGGTCAATCACCTGAGCGGTCATCATTTCACCTCCTCCGTGAGGACTTTGAGGGAGAGCTCGCGCAGCGAGCGCGCGTAGGCCTCGCCCATGCGGCGAGCCATCTCGATGACCTTCCGGCACTGGACGCAGGGGCAATCCTTCGCGGGGACGCGGTCGGCGATGCAGAGGGAGGGCGTCATTCGACCTCCTTCGAGGGGTATTCGGGGGCGCCGGGCATGCCGGCGCTGGTGGGCGCGGGCAGGGCGATCTTGGCGTTCACCTCGCGGGGAAGGCCCGCGTTCGCGGCGGTGTGGCGGCGCGCACGCGAGATGCCGATGACCATGCTCTTGGCCAGATCGATGCCGCTCGCCGACAGCGACTTCGGCGCCCAGCCCTGCTTGGCGACCTCGAGGCGCTGTTTGGCCGCGTCGAGCCCGTACTGCTCGACCCATTCCTGCGGGGGCTCGGTCTGACCCGGGCTGACGTGGCAGAAGTCGAGCGCCGCGCGCAGGATTCCGGAGGCCTGTTGGTAGACCTCGTCCTCGAGCTCGAGCATCCGCGCGAGGCGGGACGCCTTGCCGTCCTCGCCGTGGATCTCGCGGAGCATGGCAGTCGGGTAGAACGTCATGCGGGAGCAATATGACACGCCATCCGGCCAGTGACGAACGTTCAGTATTGGGGCCCGCAGCCAAGCCCGTGAAAGGCGAGCGCTTTTTCTTGAAGGAAATTGCCTCGTTTCTGCGCTGTTCGCGCGGCGCGCTCGCGAAATTCCTCCGCCGGGAGCAGCAGTTGCGCGCGCTCTACCCCGGGCCCTGCCGGGACGCGGTGCAGTGGACGACGGCGCGGGGATTCGCCCTCGCGGTGGCCCATTTCAGGGCAATTCAGGGGGCGAAGTACCTCAAAGGGCGCGACCCGCTGCGGGAAATGGACCAAAAGAGGGCGGCAGATCAGCGCAAGAAGGCACTGCTCAAAGGCGCAGGCTAGCCGCCGAAGGGCTGAGCGTGTAAAGGGGGCGAAATGGGGAAGTATCAGCTCACCGGGACGCCGTCCCGATACGACGCAATCTGCACGCAGCTCTGCCGCGACCTGAAGGCGAAAGCCGTCATCCTCATTGTCGCCGAGGGACGCGAAGGCAACGGGATGAGCGTTGCCGGGCGCGAGGAGTACGCGACGATCGGGCTCCCGCACACGCTCTCGGCCTACCTCCGGCACTTGGCGGACAAGCTCGACGACGGGCACCAGCCGGGAGGCATCGGCATCGACACGCCCGACGAGGCATCGTCGTGAAAGTCACGCAGGTCGTGCGTGTGACCGTGGGCGCTCACGAGCAGATGAGCATCTGGGTCGACCACAAGCTGGTGGGCACGCTGACGCTCGGACTCGGCGATGGCGACGCCATCGAGGCACTGCTCAAGGCCGAGCCCGAGGTCGAGAAGGTGCTCGAACTCGCCGAGGGACTCGAGGGGATCGCGACCGCGGCGTTGCGGAGAATTGCTCAGCTAGAGCGAGCGCTGGCGCAGATCGGGTGGACCCACTGCGGCAAGCACGACGTGCTCTACGTGCGCACGGACGAGAACCAGTGCCCGGCGTGCTGGAGGGGCGAGTGAGGTTTCGTAACCGGTTCAAATGCGAGCAGGTGAACGTTCGGCTCTGCGAGAGCTGCGGCTTGCGGATCGCGACCACCGTGGGGGACGGGCGCGAGTCGCAGATCCACGAGTTCCCGCTCTGCGAGGCGTTCAAGGACTGGGTGGCCGTCGTCAGCGCGCTGCCCACGGGCAAGGCGCACGGGCTGGTCGCCGTGATGGTGGACGATGCCGAGACGCTGGGGAACCCCGAGCTCCACGAGTTCGACGCGGAGCCACAGTGACGGTGCGGCGGACGGTGCGCGAGGTGCTGCTCGACATCCTCGAAAAGCAGGGGACTCCGAGGGAGGCTGGCGAGGTGCTCATCCTGAACCTGTTGCATCAGGAAAAGCGACTCATCCGCCAGGAGGGGCTCTCGAAGCTCGACGTCTCGAAGGAGCCGCACTGGCTCTACAAGGACTTCAACGTGCTCTACCGGGTGCTGAGGGTGCTGGTGCGGCAGATCGAGAGCGCCGGCATCGACCAGATGGCGCTCGTCAGCGCGAAGATGCAGCTCGAGCGGCTGCTGCCCGCGTTCACGGACACCGAGGAGATTCGAGCCGCGATGAGGGGCGAGTGATGAGCTACGCGCTGGCGACTCCGCGCGACCGCCTGATTGCGACGGCGGCTGCGCTGAAGGGCGGCGACTGGTGCGCGGGGGAGGACTTCGTGCACGCGCTGGAGCTGGAGCCCGACAAGCCCGTGCAATGCCCCTGCTGCACGAAGCTCGTCACGCTGTGCGTGAAGCACTACCTGCTGCACGAGCCGGGCAAGGAATGCGTGAGCTGCAGGCCACCGATCAGGGTGGAGTTCGTGGGGAGTGAGGAATGAAGGTCTGGGTCAACATCGCCGCGAGCAACAACGCTTGGTCGGGAGGCGTCACGAACGAGCACCTGGCGGCGATCGCGAAGGCGGCGCCCGCGGTGGGAGTCTACGACCTGTCGGACGAGTCGCTCGTCGGCAGAACCATCGCGTACGAAATCCGCGCGGAGGGCGCCGAGCTTTGGGCGCTGCTCGACCTCGAGCGGGAGCCGAGCGGCAAATGGCACGCCGAGAGCGTGCTGATGCTGGCGCCGGGCGTCAAGCTCGGGGCCATCGCGCTCACGACGATGCCGCGCGGGCTGATTCAGGAGCAGCTCCTCCTGAACAGGAGACACTGAACGCTTGACATCCCTGGGGCCGGGACAGAAGATGAGTCCCGGCGGACGAGAGTCGCTCGGAGGGAGCCAGGACGAGACGGAATCGCCGAAACCGCGGCGGTGTCCCCCTTTGAGGCTTCTGCCGGTGTTACGGCCACCGTGGTGCTGGGGGTGCTGGAAGCTGCGGTGGCGGCGGTGATGAAGCAGGCGCCATTGAGGGAGCGACGGCTCGCGAATCGGGGGATGCGAAAGCGCTTCCGTGTGGACCAGTCGAGGGCGACGTTCCGGAAGCGCCCGCGCGACAGGTGGCGGGGCTTCGTGAAGGCCGAGAGCGCGGAGCTGATGCGCGTGTTCGTGGCTCGGGTTACGGCCGACTGGGTCCTGAATTAATTTCTCAGATCGATGGGACGGCCTGGTTCGCCCCCGGTCCCCGGCCCCCGGCCCCCCAGGGGGTACCCGGCTGTTCAGTGGACATGCGGCACTGAACACTCGAGGAGCTGCACCTTCCGTTCAGTGGCGCGCGTTCAGCGCCGAGCTCGGGCACTGAACAGAAGACACTGAAGACTCGAGGAGCGTCACGGTCCGTTCAGTGGTCGGCGTTCAGTGGCGGGCGAGCAGCGTCCCAAAAGGGCGAGCAATCTGCACGAGCAGCCCCCGGGATAGGTGCAGTGCACCTAGTTCCGGGCTAGATTGAGTAGGCAGATAGGGTGAAGCGCGGCCGATTCCCGGCTCCGCTCTCCCACACCAGCCAACCAACCAGCCGGAGTTACCAGCCATGAACCGAACCACCACCACGATCGCCGCATGCAAGTCAGCGCTAGACGCTCTGATGTCCACCGGGCAAGCGCGGCGAGACGCAACCCAAGTGCTCGGCCGCGCTTCGGACGGCACTTGGGTTGCGCTGGGGGACACCTACGACACCCGCGGGTGGCTTGCGCTCGCCTCCTACCTCGAGAGCCACCCGACTCCAGACACTTGGTGACTCTGAGCTTCCGCTAGGCGCCGTCAGCTCACGCTAGCGGCGCCCGGCGGGCACTCACGCCCGACCCAACAAGGTTACAGACAATGCAGACCCGCCAATATCTCCCGTTCTCCACTTGGGCCGACGTTCTCACGCATGCGAGCGAAGGGCGCCGTATCCTCTATCACGCGCCGCTCGACTCGAGCCCGTGCGATGTGCGCGTGAAGCGCGTCTTTAAGAACGGGAAGATCCGAGTCAACCACATCATCAGCGGCGACTTCACGATCGACTCGGGCCACCTGGATCGGCTGCGCACCGTCCCGAATGCCAAGCCCGAGTTCAGCATGGGCGGCGCGCCCGCTGCGCTCATTACCAAGCTCTGTCGCGAGCAGTGCCCCGACGGCTATCCGATGGTTCTCAAGTCGCAGGGTGAGTGGCGCGTTCTCTCGGATGCTTGGAACCAGGGAATCGACGCTCACTTGGAAGCTCTCACCGAACGCTCTAGCGCCGATAGCTCGAGCGGCGCCGTCAACGTGCACCCCGACGAGTTGCACGTGCTCTTGCGCCGGCTGTTTGAGAGCGGCGACGACGCGGCGTGGTCACTCCGTTCGGACATTCTCTCGACCCTGGGTATCACCGAGTTCTGAGCCTCCGCCCGCCGCGCTCACTACGGTAGGCGCGGCCAGCGGCAATTCAGCCGACACAACCAAGGTTACAGACATGCGCGGGACATTCGTCAAAGTGAGCGTCACCTATGACGTGGTAACGGAAGAGAGCGTCGTCGACGGCGCTACGGCTGACAACGGCTGGATCGACCCCAAGACAGAGGCACGCCGTTCGCTAATGAACGGCCGCAAGCGGGACACCGCTCGCCACCTGCGTATGGCGCAAGCTGGCAAGCTCAACTGGCGCTTGCGTGACGCTATCGCGTTCATCAGCGCCCAGAATTGCGCGCACCATGAGTCGTGCTGGACGCCCGAGAACAACCATTGCGGGCTGGGCGTCAGCGCAACTGACGCTTATGAGACTCACTCGACTGACGCTCAACCGGGCGTGCTCAGCATCAATTACGACCTGCATGTGCAGGGATTGTCTGCCGGCTCCTACGCTCGCCTAGCGCGTGTGTTGGCCAGCAACGGCGTCTACTTTGCCAACATGCGCGCGCCTCGAGTCAAGGCCTGCCGCGTCTGTCGCGGGACACACCAGCACCTATACGCCAGCGGCGATTCCTACGTGCACGCCGAGTGTAACGGCTGACTTTCCCTTACGGCTCGCGAGCAATCGCGGTCCGTTGGGGCAATCCAGCCCAACCAACCGAGAGTTACCATCATGCAACGTCCAGAATTCGAGGCTCGTTCGCAAGCCGGCCGCAACAGTTTCCTCTATCGCGAGGCCCTCGCGAACGATTACGTGGACTTCTCGTGCGAGGTCCGCTCGACTGGCGTGTTCTACGCCCGCCCGTTTCAGGACCGCGAAACGCAGCTGCGCTGCTACCTCTGCGAATCGCTGCTGACGGCGCTCGAGCATACCGACCCGCTAATCGTCGTGCGAGCGGCGGCGCAAGCGTTCGCGTATGCAGGGCGCCTCGAGGGTATGGGAACGACGCCCGGGCCCCGCCATTGCGACGCGCTGCTCGAGGTCCGTAATCGCCTCGAGGCAATGGTTCGCCCGGCCGCCGCCTGATACCGGCTCCGCTCGCAACCCACGTTGCGAGCGCACCCGGCAATCACGCCGCAACCAAGGATACCCAATGAGCCATACCATAGACACCCTAGCCCGGCGGCAAGTCGCTTGCTTGCGCGATGAGGCGGCGACGGCCGGCGACGGCCCAACCCACGACGCATGCGAGCGCGTACTGACGGCATACGACGCGCAAGCGTTCGGCTGGCCCTCGTTCCTCGAGTTCAACCCCGCACACGCTGGCGATATCGCCAGCATTCTCGCCGCTCTCAATGGGGGTGAGTCATGACCCGTTTCATCGCTGGAATCGCCGTCGCCGTCGCCGTTCACTTGCTTGGCTGGCCTCGCATCGAGTCCGCGTTCCGCTCGCTCAATGCGGGCGCCCAGCACGCTTACCACACCGCCGAGTCGCAGCTAAAGGCAAGCGAGGCGAGCGAATGAGCGCTCACTACTCGATCGACCGCGAGCAGATTCGCTCGCTCGAGCAGCTGCGGGCCTACTTCCCTGAGCCTGTTGCAGACGAGATGAACTTCTGTCTCTTCAGCACGTCCGGCGTGCACGGCTCCTATTGCACGATAGAGGACGCCGAGAACGACCCGGACATCGGGCAAGTCACCGTGCTGGTGGTGCAGCCGCGCCGCGTGTTCATGGCCTATGGCAACGTGCCGGTGAACGCCGAAACGGCGCCCTATCTCAAGGCCCTGCGCGCGTCGTCACTCGCTGTGTTGCAGAGCATCGGTCTGCCATCGAAACGGACCCATCTCGCGCCCTGACCCTCACTCCGCGCCGCTCACGGGAACGGCGCGGGGATGACGGCCAATGGCCCCAACCAAGGAACGAACGAATGTCCGCTTTCATGTGCTCCGATCGACACCTCGCCGTGCTCGCCGCTTACGCCGTGCGCAACGTGCTCGAGACCGTGCCGTATGACCTCCGCTCGGAGCTCGAGCGGGACGGTTTCGAGCGTCGCCCGGGCGGGACGCTGCGCACCATCTCGCGCGTTGCCTCGATGCTGGCCAACGAGAACCTTGACAGCATCGCTCACCGATACCCGGGCGACCACACCGGCGAGAAGGAAGCATACGCGCGCTTCGATGTCCCCAAGAACGCGGAAACCGAGGCTCGCACGTTGCCCGCCCTCACCATCATCAAGGCTTGCCACTGCTACGCCTACCAGGCTTGCGAGCACCCGGGCTGGGAAGCGAGCGCGGCTCGCAAGCTCATTGACGCCGTCGAGGCGCACGCTGTGCGCCACTTGCCGGGCTACGACGCCGCCCCGTGGGGTCTCTGATGTCCGCCCCGCTTTCCGTCCTGGTGCTGGCGGGCCTCGCCTGGCTCGCCTGGTACGGCCGGCACTACCAGCCCCCGAAACGGCCCCGCCGTCCGCCGGAACCGGGCCCCGTAGGGCAGGTTATCGGGGAGATGGTGGCTGGTGGCATCGGGCTCGTTGGCGCGCTGGGGGCGCTCCTGGTGCCCCTGGCTATCCTTGCTTGGCTGGTGTCGAGATGAGCCGCACCCTACGACCCAACTCGCTCGGCTCACTCATGCGCACCCTGCTCTCGATGCGAAACGAGAGCGTGGACCGCGTCCCGCCGGCACCTTGCCCCTACTGCGGCAAGGTGCTCGACGGCGCGAGCAATTCCAAGGCAGAGAAACCTAACCCCGGGGACCTATCGGTCTGCGTCTACTGCGCCGGACTCTGCCAGTTCACGGCCACGTTGGCTCTCGAGCGCCTACCCGCCGCCACTTTCGAGGCCTTGCCGGCAGACGACCGGGCCGCGCTCCGCGAGCACCAGGACGCCGTCCGGGCCATCTATGCGCGCCGTGTTGGCCCGAAGGGGGGAAGCGTGACACACCGTCTGCCCGCCAGGCCGTCGCCGGGGCAAGAGGCCGTGCTCGAGGCCGTGCGCGAGCTCGCGGCCGCCGGCGCCCGGGTGAGCGCCATCACCGTGAGCGAGCGCCTGGGTATCTCGCGCCAGCAGGCGGCGCGCCAGCTCTCCTTGCTCGAGCGCAAGGGTTTCGTTGCGGACATCCCCAAGGTCGTCCGCTCGGGGAACTGGGCGCTCACGAAAGCGGGCGAGCGCCTGGGGTGAGCCTTGCTCCGGGCGGTTGGCGCCGACCCTTGACGTTATCTCGTCAGCGGGCCGCCCAGAGCGAGGCTCTCAAAACAGAATGTCGTCGTCCCCGTCGAACCCTGCCATGTTCGACGGGTCCTGGTCAGGCTCGCTCGAGGGGGCGGGCCGCGCGCCGCCCTTGCTGCTGCCCGATAGGATGACGTTGCTCGCCACGACCTCCGTGCGATAGCGCTTCTCGCCGCCCTTCTCGTAGGAGCTGGCGCGCAAGCCCCCCTCGATGAATAGCCGATCGCCCTTGCGCACGATCTTGTTGAGACCCTCGGCGCGCTTGCCCCAGACGACGACCGAATGCCACTCGGTGCGCTCTTGCCGCGTGCGCTCCTTGTCGAGGTAGCTTTCGGTGGTTGCCAGCCGCAGCTTCAGGACGGCTTGCCCCCCGCTGGTCACGCGCAGCTCTGGGTCGGCGCCGAGGTTTCCGAGCAACATGACTTTATTAAGTCCATCCATTGTCGGCTCCTTTCAGGCGACGTGACGCCACGTTCTACCGTCTCGTATCTGGCAGATGGTTTGAGGCGTCACGCTGAAGCGCCGCGCGACAGCAGAGGGGCCCTGTCCACCGGCAAGCGCCCCTCGTATCTCACGGACGTCGTTCGCGGCCAGCTTCGCCCCGCCAACATCCTCTCCGCGCAGCACGAGCGACGGGTTACGCCTGCGCGAGTGCGCGTCGCCTCGCGGCATCTTCTCAGGATGCTCGAGCGGGAAGCATCGCCCGTGCCTCACCATGTCTGCCGCGTTGTCCGCCTGATCGCCGTAGTAGAGGTTGCCCAGCGTGTTGTTCCGCGGGTTGCCATCGCGATGCAGGACATTGGGCTTCCCCTCGGGAGGAAGCCCAATGAGGGCCATGGCAACGAGCCGATGCACGAGCATGTGCTTGCGCTTCCCGGCGCGCATGAGGGCCACCATCAGATGTCCGCATGCGCCGTTCCGCCATGGTTTCAGCTCTCTCTCGCGCCCGTACTTGGTTGAGTACACGTGCCCCGTGTCGTCCACGGAGTAACCAGGGAATCCTTCAAGCATCACGCGATTCAAGCCGTCCGCCATGTCGTTCCTTTCACGCGGCCGCGGGTGGTTCGGGTGGCGGCCGCCATAGGCGCATGTAGATACCAGGAACGGCGTCGCATGGGCCCGCGCACAGTTCACACGGCTGCCAGCGCTCGCCCGGCGTGAGCGTTTTGACGACGACTGGCGTCCGCTCGGGCCCTTCGAGCTTGCGAAAGCAGACGATGCAGACGGGGCAGCTCTGGAGCTTGCTCGCGCCTCTCACGGGTTGACGTACTCCCTTTCCGCGTCCCCGTCGGGACGGCGACGCCCGGTCTCGATATGCCGAACCCAGCCCTCGGGGTCACCTTGGCCGTCCCAGCCGATCGCGCCGCGCCAAGCGTCGTAGGTGTCGTGAAAGCAGTAGTTCGAGTGAAAGCCCATGTCATGCTCGTCCCTGCTCAGGCTGATGCGTAGGTTGCTGCCCAGCATCGCTTGCAGATAGAGCACTCGGCCATCATCGAGCGCGCGCTTGTAGAGCCACCAGTGCGCGCCCTCCTCTCGCCGCGCTGCCTCGAGATACTCCGCGATGCCAACGCGCATGGTCGTGAAGAGCTCTTCACCCAGCACTTCCCGCATCACGCTAGCATCCTCCGGATCTCCTGACGGACGACTTCCCGCACGCCCGAGTCGAGCCACGCCGCGAACGCCGTGAGCACGTCGTGCGCGAGAGCCTCACGGGAGGACCCGTTTGCTGCGGGCGCCGGTGCTGGCGCCGCGGATGCTTCCCGCGCCTTCCGGGTCTTCTTGGCGGCCTTCGGCTTGGGCGCCTTCATGTATCGCTTGTGCAGGGCGGAGGTGCTCACGCCGTGCTCCTTGGCGACCTTCTCGATCGACCCCTTCGCGGTGTTGCCCGCGCCGACGAGGCTCTGGACGCGCGCGACGGCGACCTCCCAGGTTTCGGCGTCGAGGTTCGTGCGCTTCTTCTTGGCCACCGGCTCAGGCTCGCTCTCGGGTGGTGGCGGGGGCGCCGTGGGCACGTAGCCCTCGACCATCGAGCGATCGGGCTCGGGCTCTACCGGTCTGTTGCGTCGCACGACGCCCGGACGAAGCTTCGTGACGTTGCCCCCGAGCGAGCCCGAGGCGTTGAGGTCGAGAAACTGTCCGTTGGCGAGGCTGGTCATACATGTTCGTTTCCTTTGGGATTGGGTGGTGGGTTAGCGGAACAGCTCGCGCAGGGCGAGCGCGGTGGATGCATCGAGCCGGGCGATGTGGCGGCTCACGAGGGCGATGGGGGCGAGCATGTGAAGCGCGTAGATGACGCGCAGGCCGAGTGTCTTCATGTCGGGCTATCCTCCGGCGTGCGAGTATCGGCGATGGCTCGGCTCGCGTCGAGCTGCGTCGCGAGGCCCTCGACCTCCGCGATGATATAAGCCAGGTCGCGGTAGGTGTCCCCGGCGCCGAAGGAGGGGAAGCGCGCGGCCATCGAGGGTATCACGTCCCAGGCATGGGCGCAGTCGAAGCCGAACCACCAGACGTGATCGCTCTCGCCGGGCTGCGGCAGGTGGCAGATGTTCCCGGCGCAAGCCTCGGCGTAGGTGATCCCGCCGTGCACGTCGAGCGCGTCGACTGCAGCGGAGCGCTGCGCGTCGGTGGCGCCCGTGCCCCACGCCTTGCGCCCATGCAGCGGGTGCCCCTCGGGCACGCCCACATAGCCGCACCACGCGCCGAGCGGGCCGCGTAGCGCCATGCGGGGCAGCGAGGAGCCGGGCGCGCGCCACTCGATGCGATCGGGCTCGTCTTGCGGGCCCGGGCCCCACTGCCGCCAGTCGGGCGAGCGCTTCTGGTAGATCTCGGGCGTGAGCTTCCACTCGATGAGGGTCGAGCCCTCGGGCAAGAGTTCAGGTCTCGGTGTCGTCATCGTTCGTTCCTTTCGGTGGCTCGCCGAGCGGATAGCGCCCGGTCTGTTTCATCTCTTCGGTCGTCAGGTTGTCATCGACCCAGTCGGTCGCATCGATGGTGGGGGCGCGGGGAGGAAGCGGCGGGGGCACGAGCGGGGCGGGCTCGGGCGCGAACGGGCGCTGCAGCTCTCGCGCCCAGGTCTCTTTTCTGTCCTTGTGCAGGTTGCCGACACGCACGTCGAGCATCGACAGCCACTCGTCGTGCCGCTCGAGGCGGCGGCCGAGCATGTTGATGGCGACGACTAGCGCGGCGAGCAGCGCGCCCAGCGCCAGGAACGGCGCGAGCCATTCGGCGAAGTCCCAGGAGAAGAGGTCCACGCCGCCATGATAGCTCAGCCGGGACCGTCATCCCGTCCCTCCCGCCTCTGCCTGACGAGCCTGACGAGCCGGGCGCGCTCGTTGAGTTCCTCGCCATACTCGCGCAGCTCGCGGTCGAGCAGCACCATCACCTGCTCATCCTGGGGGGTGACCTCGCTCTCGTTGCTGACCTCGTTCTCCATCGTGCAAAACAGCGCCTTGGCGCCCGCGTAGAAGGCGTCGCGCATGGTGTGGCGCTGCATGGCGCCAGCAGTCGGCGGGATGCACATCTGCTCGAACCGCTCCCATTCTTCGGCGAGATACCGGCGCGGCGGGGGCGGCGCCGGGTCGTTGCAGAGCAGAAGGCCGCCGGCGAAGCCCGAGCCGCCGCAGCGCGGCCAGTTGTCCCAGCCTTTCACGGCTCTTCTCCTTCGGGCAGCCCGAGCGGCGCGCCCCCGAACGGCATCGGCTCTTGCAGCGCCTGCTTCCAGCGCGCGCGCAGTTCGAGGCGGTGCTCGCGCCCGAGCTCGGCGAGCGCCTTGAGGAACGGGATGCGCCGCCAGAGCACCTCCCAGACTTCTTTCTTCGTCATGGCGTGCCGAGACTCGCCGCCGGTGCACATGCTCTGCACGATTCCGGCGACGAGCATCATGCGCTGCAGTTCTGCCTCGACGTCGAGCGGCTGGGGCTCGGTGAGGTCGCGGATGACGGCGTCGTCGCTCACTTTGCTTTCCTGCCTTTCGCGGTGAGGCGTGGGCGGATGATGGTGATGGGCTTCATGCTGATGAATCCTTTCCTGCGGAACTGCTGAATGAACTGATAGGCGGCGGAGTGGCTCTTGCCGAGAGCTTCGGCGAAGGAGCGGACGGTGGGGGGTTCGCCCAGGCGCTGCTCGAGGTTGCGGTAGATGGCGAGCGCGTTTTCCTGCGCGGTGGTGAGGTTCTTGTTTTCGAGCATACGGGGGTCCTGGCCAGAGCTGTGGACAATGTCCTTAATGATATGGACAGCGTCAGGGTGGCATGAAACACTGTGCATATCAATGCTGTCAGGCGTCACCCACATGCACTGTCCATCCCCGTCCATCCTCCCCTTCCATCTTTCCCCAGACGTCGCCGTCCCCCCGGTGCGCACCAAAATGATGCAGGGCGCGACACGCACCCTATACACTTCTGTCACTCATCGTCTAGTACTAGACGCAACTGGACGTTGGCGGACGCCACGTCGACCCAACCGGCGCCATGACGGCGCCGAGGGAACCGAGCCGGCGACGGCGGGAGGCATCATGGGTGAATCAGAGGGGCGGGCGCGCCCGAAGTACCTGCGCATGGGGGACGGCGCACGTGTGGGCGAGGGTGCGCCTGGAAACGACAACGAGCCGGCGTTCACGGTCAGCCGCGGCGAGCTGGCGGAGCTGGTGCGCGGCGCGGCCGCGCTGGCGGTGCGCGAGGCGCTCGGTGATGGGCTACCGACGCCGGCGCTGCTCGATCGAGAGGGGCTGAGCATTGCGCTCGGTTGCAGCGGCAGCCTGGTCGACAAGCTGCGGCGCCGGGGCATGCCGCACCTCAGGCTCGGCGACAGCCCCCGGTTCGAGCTCGAGCGCTGCCTCGAGTGGATCCGGAAGGACGGTGCAGCGTGATGGCGCCCTTCGAGGTCGAGCCCGGCTCGGTGTCGGTCACCATCATCATCATCCTGCACGATGGGACGAGGATCACCATCGAGCCGGGCAAGCAAAAGACGGTGTTCGTGCGCAGCGACAACCGCTTCCACCTGCTCGATTGCCAGTGCGCGCTCTGCGCCGCGGCGCGAAAGGACGGTGCGGCGTGAGCGACCAGTCGTCAGCGGAGCTGCGGCAGATACTGCAGACGCTCGCCGAGCGCGGTCTCTACGTCGTGACGAGTGACAGCATCGCGGTGCTGGACGCCGCGGAGCGTTGGTATGCGGTTTGGGTCGAGCACGAACGCGAGCTCGGTGACCCGCAGGGCGTCGTCGCCGATCTCTTTCACTCCGTGAAACGTTGGAAGGGCAAGGGGCAGGTATGACCGAGAAGCGAAGGCCTGGGCGCCCGCGTGGCGCGGCGAGTGAGCGCCTCGCCTCGGGCAAGCGCGGCGCGCGCGTGACCTTGACCATCGACGGCGAGAGCGTGCGCAAGCGCGTGCAGCTCGAGACGGCAGATCCGGCGGTGGCGGCCGTGAAGATCGAAAAACTCCAAGCCGCCGAGCTCGCGGCGGAGCCGTCGCCCTCGGCCGACACCTTCGGGGAGGTGGCGCTCGTCGTGTTCGCGGAGCGCGCAGAGCGCGGCGTTCACCGCGTCGACATCGAGAAGGGGCGCGTCGATAACCACGTGCTGCCGTTCGTGGGCAAGCTCGTCACCGTGCCGTTTGGCGACCGGGTGCTCTCCGCCATCACGCCGAAGGAAGTGTTCGAGCTGCTCGCCCATAAGCGCGACGAGGGCTACAGCCTCGAGCAGCTCAAGAAGATCAAAACGGCGCTCGGCTACGTCTTCCGGCACGCCGGGCTCGACACGATGACGAAGGTCGCCATGCCCCCGATGGCGGCGGCGCTGAAGAAGTCACGCGCGGTCGCGAGCGACGAGGTCTTGCTCGCCTACCTCGCCTGGGAGCACCCGGAGGCTCGCCACCGCGCCGCCGTGCGCATGCGCCAGGCGATGAGCGCGGTCAGCCGCTGCATCGGCGGCCAGCGCACGAACGACCTCCACGTCGCGACCTGGCAGGATAACCTCCTCATCCCCGAGGTGGGCGAGCCCGATTTTTCGGAGGTGTGGGTGCCGCGCACGAAGAAGCAGGCGCCCCAATTGCTCGAGACCCCGGAGGGGGTGCGGCCGATGCTGCGCCTGTGGTGGGAGTGGTCGGGCCGCCCGCGCACCGGGCCCGTCTTCCCCCTCATCCGGGGTGATCACGCGGGGGAGGTTCGAGAGGTGCAAGACAGCCACGCGGAAGCACTTCGACGTGATCTCCGGCGCGCGCTCGGCATCGAGCGCTGGGATGCCGACTTCGGCAAGGGGCAGCGCGGGCCGCAGGGGCGGTGGGTGCCCGGAAGGGCGCCGACGGCGAAGGAGAAGGCTCTGTTCGAGGAGGGGCGCTACACCTTGCCGGTCGACTTTCACTCGTGGCGCCGAGCCTGGAGCCAGGGCCTGCGGAAGGCGGGGGCGAACGTGCAGACGAGCGCGGCGATCACGGGGCACGCTTCCGACTTGCGGGCTCACGGTCGCTACCTCGAGAGCCCGACGGAGGCCATGGTGGTGCCGGCGGGGGCGGTTCCGAATATTGGCCGGCTTCTGGCCGAAACTCATGGAGGAGTTTTGAAAAACCGTAATGATATCGAGCGCGCCCGGGTGGATTCGAACCACCGACCCTTGGCTTCGGAGGGCAATCCCGAAGCTGTTTTAAAGGGGTTTTCGCAATCCGAGGCCTCACCCCCTCACCACGAAAACGACGAGGAAACGACTGGTGACGACAGCGCCGGACGAAACCCCCGGACAGAACTCCCGAGCCTCGGCGAGGCGCTCACCGACCTCGTGACGCGCGCCATGAAGGAGGGCGACCTCCTGCTCGCGAAGGAGCTGTTTGCGGTGGTCGAGCGCCGCCGTGCGCAGCTGCCCGACAACGTGCGCCCCCTCGACGCGGCGCGAAAGGGGAAGTCATGAGCATCCCGCGAGTCCTCAACCCCGAGGCGATCGGCAACCCCGACCTCACGCCCCTCGTGCAGCTGCCCGTCGTCGACCCGCTCGACGTCATCCAGCTGCAGAAGCTCGAGCTCGCCAAGCTCCGCGACGCGTTCGACGACGCCGTCGCCCTGCTCCGAGACTGGGAGGACTACGACCCCGACGACCCCGAGTGCGGCTGGCAGAAGCGGCGCGACGAGTTCCTCGCCGAGCACGAGGAGGCGGGGCGATGAACGAACCCAAGAGCGGCCAGCGCTTCGACCTCACCGCCTCACTCGAGCAGATGAAAGTGAACCCCGAGGGCGAGTTCGCGCTGTCGAGCGACCTCGACGACGCCCTCGACCTGCTCGCCCGGGTCAGGAACTATAGCGTCGTCGACTCGTTCGACACGGGCACGCGCCTTCTCGGGCTCGAGAGAGAGATCGACGAGGTCCTCGCCAGGCACCGGAGGCACCCATGAGCGCGGCCCACACCTGGCTCCGAGGCGACGGCATGAGCGTGCGCGAAGTCGCCCGTGCCCTGCGCCTGAGCGTCCCCCGCGTCCAGCAGCTCGAGAAGCGCGCGCTCGAGAAGCTGCGCCAGAGCGGCATCCTTTCCCAATACGCCCGCGAGCTGTTCGAGCCGGGCGACACCGGCGCCAAGGAGGGCGCCGAGCGATGAGACACCCGTACACCCCCGTCTTCCGCGACTTCCTCACCTCGAGCATGTGGGCGACCGACCCGGCCACGCGCTGCGTCTGGATCTGGTTCCTGCTCATGGCCGACCCCGAGGGCTTCGTCGTCGGCACCGTGCCCGGCGTCGCCCAGCAGGCGGGCGTCACCCTCGAGCAAGCCAAGGCCGCGATCGAGATGCTCGAGAGCCCCGACCCCTACAGCTCGACGCCCGAGCTCGAAGGCCGCCGCCTCGTCAAGGTCGCGCGCGGCTGGCACATCGTCAACTTCGTCGCCTACCGCGAGCGTTCCAAGGTCGAGGCGGAGAAGGCACGCAAGCGCGCATGGGCGAAGAAGGACTACGACGCCAAGCGCCAGCTCACCCTCCCAGGCGTCGAGATGGGTCCAGACCTAGACGCGCCTAGCGAACCTCTCGACGCACCTAAACCGAAACCCAAACCTCTTCTCTCTTCATCATCAACGGGCGAGCCGCTGGTTATCCACACCTGGCCCGAGGGGCTCGAGCTGAACGAGTCGTTCATCGCCAAGGCGAAGATGGCCGGCGTGCAGGACCCACAGAAGTGGTTCGACAAGCTCAAGCAGGGCCCGATCGGCGGCAGCCGGGGCGTGCTCGCGCACAAGCTGAACGACTACCTCGAAGACCAGATCGGCAAGTGGCGAACCTGGGAGGAGACGGACCGGGCGAAGGATGCCCAACGCTCCGCCGCTTCCGCCCCGTCCTCGCGCTTTGCTGGCAAACCCGTCCCCGTGGACCCCCTCGAGCCCGAGCCCCGCCACGAGGCGTTTGCGCGCCAGCACGGACTCGACCTCGATGCTCTCGTGAAAGGTGTGCTCGTTGACTACCCCCAGCAGCTCGCCCCGCCGCTCTCGCGCCGCCAGCTGCTCGGCGAGCGGCTCACCGTCGCCGCCAAGCAGAAGCGTCACGGCCAGCCCGTGACCGGCAAGCTCACCCCGGCGCAACTCGCGCAGTGGGGCCCGGTGCCGACCGGCGGCGCCATCCCGGAGGTCGCGTGAAGCTCACGAAGGGGCAGAAGCGGGTGCTCATCTTCATCGCCCGCTACACCCGCCAGCACGGCTACTCGCCGACGTTCCGCGAGATCGCCACCCACATCAGCGCGACGAGTTCGAACTCCGTGCATTGCTTCCTCGTCCAGCTCGCCGCCAAGGGCGCAATCCTTCGCGGGCCGAAGAAGAGCAGCCGCACCATCACCCTCACCGAGGCGGCGCACGCCTACCTCGAGAGCATCGACTTCGGCTACCTGCTCGCGAGGCAGGCCGGATGAACCCCACGGTGCGCGTCCACCCGGCGCCCTGGGAGCTGACCTTCCAGTACGCGAAGAAGGGAGACGTCGTGTTCATCCTCCTGCACGGCTGCGAGTGGCCGCCGGAGCTGCGAGCCAAGCCCCCTCGGGTGCGCCTGCTCGAGGACGGCAAGCGGCGCCCGGCTCCCGTGCTCTGCGAGATACTCGACCCCTGGCCGGGGGCGCCTGCCTACTGGCCCCCCGAGTGGGCGCCGGGGGCGCGGCCCACGACCGGCAACCTCTACGAACAATGCCCCGTTCCGGAATGACTTTCTCATGAACAGCGTCATAGAACACATTGACAGTGTACTAGTCCGATGGGACAACGAGAGGCGGTGGACATGACGAAGCACTACGCCGAGCACCGAGCTCGCCAGCAGTTCTCGAGGAAGCTCGAGCAGCTGGACTTCGAGCTCTCGGTCGAAGCGCCCCGCCGCGTCCTCGACTACCTCATCGACCATCTCGACGACCTACTGACCCGGGTCGGCGACAGCGTGCTGCGCGAGTCGTTCGCTCGCCAGCTCGACGCCGCCAAGACGCGCGTCTCGACCCGCCACAACCTCCGCCTCGTGAAAGGAATCTGACCCATGTACCAGCGAATTGCCCTCGTCGACGTCTCGTGTCTCTTCAAGCGCACCTTCGAAGCGAACCCCAACAAGGGCGCCACGAACACCCTCGCCGAGATCGAGCACATCGCGACGCGCGTCGACCACGTCATCCTCTGCCTCGACGCCCCGCCCTACGCTCGCAAGCAGATCTTCCCCGACTACAAGGCGCACCGCGACGAGCCGACCACGAGCGAGACCTACCAAAAGAAGTGGCTCTACGAACGGCTCGTCGAGCGCGGCTTCCAGATGGCGAGGCTCAAGGGGCAGGAGGCCGACGACGTGATGGCCACGCTCGCGCGCATCTACGGCGAGTCGATCCCCGAGGTCTGGCTCGTCGGCGCCGACAAGGATCTCGCTCAGTGCGTGACCGACAACGTGCTGCAGCTCATCCCCGTGCACGGCGAGCGGCCCGAGCACTTCCGGGGCCCGCCGCAGGTGAAGGAGAAGTACGGGGTCACGCCCGACCAGATGCCGCTCTGGCTCGCGCTCGTCGGCGACAAGAGCGACAACATCCCCGGCGTCAAGGGCATCGGGCAGGTCAAGGCGGCAACGCTCATCAACGACTACAAGACGCTGACGGGCATCGCCGAGAACCTCCAGCGCATCCCCGGTCAGGTCGGCAAGTCCCTCGCCGACGGCTGGGAGCAGCTCGTGCTCTCGCTCAAGCTCACGACCCTCGACACGCGGCTGCCGCTCGACGCGCAGGCCCTGCTCGAGAAGAAGGAGCCGAAGCCGGCGGAGCCCGCGCCGTCGCCCGCGCCGCAGGGCGAGCTCGAGTTCGACGGCTTCGTGGGCAACGAGACGCCCATGCCGGAGCCGGCGCCGGAGATGCCGGCGCCTCCGGTGAAGCACGAGATGAGCGCTCGCCCCGAGCCCCTCATCGGCAAGGACCCGCGCGCCGACGAGTTCCTGCGGCAGGAGGCCGAGGCGCGCGCGCAGATGCGCAACGCCGACCGCGCCGCCGAGGAGCAGCACGAGGCCGAGCAGAAGCGGGAGGAGGAGTGGCGCGAGAAGCGCCGGCGGGAGGTGGCCGCCGAGCAAGCCAAGCTCGACACCCTGAAGAGCGCGCCCGCTCCGAAGGCCGCCCCCGCTCCAGCGCCGGCGGCGGAGTTCGACCCGATCGGCAAGAGCCCAGGCGCGAGCGGGCCCCTGCCGCCCCTGCCGACGAGGCCCACCGTCGTGCCCCTGCCGGGGCCCGTCAAGGCCAACCTGCGGGGGCTCGCCCTGCTGCGTGCCCCGTTCGAGAAGCACCAGATCAGCAAGCTCCCGAAGGGCTCGAAGGAGCAGAACAACTGCCCCTACAACGAGAAGCGCAGCTGCAACGTGTGCGGCGGCTTCCACCACCCGAAGATGGTTCACCTCGACTACGTCGGGCACGCCGCGCTCACCGACCGGCTCCTCGAGGCGGACCCCCTCTGGTCCTGGGAGCCGATGAGCTACGCCCCCAATGGCTTGCCGCTGTTCGACCAGACCGGCGGGCTCTGGATTCGGCTGACGGTCTGCGGCGTGACGCGGTTCGGCTACGGGCACGCGCCGAGCAAGACGTTCCAAGAGCCGGGCGCGCGCGAGAAGGAGATCATCGGTGATGCCCTGCGCAACGCCGCGATGCGGTTCGGCGCGGCGCTCGACCTCTGGCACAAGGGCGAGGAGCTGCACGGCGAGGACTGGGACGCGACCGCCGCCTGGCAGGACGCCATGGGGGGCGCGTGAAAGCATCGTCCGTCACGAGCACGAAGGTCAGCGTGCACATCTCGGAGACGGAACTCGTAGCACTCGTGCGGTCGGCGGGGATTCACGTCCCCGCCGACACGGCGGTCGACTGCTACGCCGCTCCGTTCGACACAGAGTTCGACCCCGACGGTGGCGGCATCATCGTCGAGTGGACGCAGGAGCACGATGCCCCGAAGCAAGGCTGAGGAATGCCTCGCGGCCGCACTCGACGCCCAGCCCCTACCGGGCTGGGACTTGACCCGCGAATACCCCTTCGACAAGGGGCGCAGGTGGAGGTTCGACTTTGCGTTCCCGAGCCAGAAGCTGGCGGTGGAGTGCGACGGCCTCCGCCACCGGACGGCGGGGGGCGCCATCACGGACATGGAGAAGTGCAACGAGGCCGTGCGCCAGGGCTGGCGCGTGCTGCACTTCCCGTCGAGTCGCGCCAACCCGACGAGCGCGCGACGCTGGGCCTCGTTCATCCTCGAGGTGCTGTGCTGTCCCCCGAGCACAGCGCGCGAATCGGACGGATAGCGGCCATCGAGAAGCGCTCGGTCGACAGCGTGCTCGCCGACGCCGTGCTGCTCTACTGGACGCGGTGGGCGCTCGAGCGGCGCCTGCCGCCCGGCGACTGGTGAGTCAGGGGGGCGGGCGCCGGATGACCACGGTCGGCGCCCGCGAGCGCGCGGTCTGCGGCTCGTCCTGCATCTCGAGGATGAGCCGCTTCTTTTTGCGGCGCCGGTCGCTCCGCTCGGAGAGCCAGATGAGCCCGGCGAAGATCCAGTCGATGGCGCCCCATACTGCCTTCACGACTTGACCCTCTCGAAGTGCGGGCCGTCGTCGAGCGGGAACTTCTTCTTGCCGTGGATGCGCTGGTAGCGCTCGACGTAGAGCGCTCGCTCGCCGTCGAGGTCTTCGGGGTCGAGCTCCACCAGCTCCGTATCCCAGACCCGCCCCCAGATGAGCCGCACGCCGAGCTGCCCGCTCGCCTCCATCATGGCGCGGGCAATCTCGTTGCAGAGCGTGTGCTCCCAGCGCAGCTTGCCGTTCACGTAGGGGACGAGGTCGACCGCATCGCCCGTCAGGTGCGCGCTGTCGAGGCGCTTGCTCGCTCCGCTCGCGACGAGCTTGCGCTGCTCCTCCATCGTGCGCACGCCGTCGTGCACCGCGAAGTCGATCTCGGTGATGAGGATGGCCTTGCGAACGGTGGCGACGATGCGCTCGTCGACGCCAACGAGGTTGGACTCGCTCCGCGCCCCGAGCCGGAAGCTCACTGGAAGGCCCCCGCGATCGCCTCGAACAGCCAGCGGTACTTG